GTCGCACATCGGTCGCCGGATGAATCAATGGGGGGTATGGGGTCGCCGTGACCGCGTTTCACCGCGCCGTTGATGTATGCGCAAAGGGGGCGAATGTTGCTGTAATGCCACAACGCAATGTATTCTTCCAAGTTCATTGCAGAATTCAAGGGTTTAATGTGGTCTAATTGCCAATTAAAATTTCTTTTGGCTTGCCCCGCTTGACCAAATCCACGATTGTTCCAATTCATCCATGATTCAAATTGCGATTCAACATGTTTCAATAATTGTTGATGTGAACACCCAAACAATGTGTGCGGTTGTGTTCCAATGTTATAACCAAATCGGAATCCATTCAATGCACTACATTTCAATCGCTTCTTTTGTATTTCGAATTCATTGTTCAATTTCATTGCATCCCTTTTCTTTCGTGCAATTCTTTGTTTAATTCTTTGTTCATCGGTCATGTTCATTGTAAACATTCTTCTTCTTTGTATCCTTGCTTCAATCCTTTGTTCATCACTTTCATATTTTGTTTTGCGCGGCTTTGGTTCGCCAAACTTCTTCAACTTCCATTGTTTGTGCGCTAAATAATCACATCCCCGACATCGCGATTGATACCCTGATATCCGTTTTGAATCTTTTGCAAACGAATCAAATGATTTAAATTCCTTGCATTTACTACATGTTTTCACAATCGTGATTCCTTTCCGGACTTTTTTGCGTGGCATGAATTACACAGCGGTTGCAAGTTGTCGACATCGTTGAACGATCCGCCCAATCGAACGGGATTGATATGGTCAACCATTTGCGCAACATTGATGATGCCATTGTCACGACATTGACGGCACAAAGGTTCGTCACGCAATACCGATTGACGCAACGCGCGCCATGCGGTTGTGTGATACCGTGGTTCACGATGACGATGGGCAGTGTGAACTGTTTTGTTCTGAATCTTCTTTGATGGAAACATTGGCATGATGCAAAGTTATAATAAAATTTTATCAAACAATTACAACATTACTTCGGTGTACTTTGTCAACTTGCCATCGAAGGTCGCATCAATCACCCCTGATTCCCCGTGCCTATTCTTTGCGATGATTAGTTCGGCATTCTCAATTGGCGGTTGTTCTTTGTCATAATAGGCCGGACGGAATGGAAACAACACAACATCCGCATCTTGTTCGATTGCACCTGATTCACGCAAATCAGACAACAACGGGCGTTTGTCGGCGCGTTCTTCGGGTTTGCGGGATAACTGCGCTAATATCATCACGGTGCATTTCAATTCCTTTGCCATCAACTTCAACCCGCGTGAAATCTCTGCGATTTCTTGTTCACGCGAATGGCTTTTGTTTACGCGAACCAATTGAATGTAATCAATGATAACAAGGTCCAACCCGTGTTTTGCTTTGTGCAATTTACATTTGCCGCGGATCATCTGCAATGATGTGTCGGGGTCATCATCAATGTGGAATGTCATCGGTGGTGTATTCAGGAATTGTTGAACATTGTCAATTTCTTCTTTGTACAATGAATGATTGCGAATGCGTCCATTTGGTATTTGACCAATCAATGAAACATAGCGTTTGGCCAATTGTTCGTTTGACATCTCCAATGATAGGAACAATGCGCGGCCATTACGCAACGCGAAATCATGGGCAAATGTCAAGGCGATGGCCGTCTTTCCCATTCCGGGGCGACCGGCCACAACAATCATGTCACCGGCGTTGTAACCTCCAATCGCTTTGTCAAGTTTGCGCCAACCTGATGGTTTTCCGGTCAACTGGTTGCCGCGCGACATTGCATCGACAATGTTGTTCATGACACCTTTGGAAACGGCGTTGATGTCTTTTGGCTCATGGCCAATGTCAATTTGTGCTTCATCAATAATTGATTGCAATTGCGACTTTGCTTCAATCAACCCACCGTCAAAATTCAAACCAATGACCCGGTTTTTGATATTGTTTAAAACAAAATTGTATTGTAGTTCGATGACCTGATTTTTGATTGATGGCAATCCCGAACATGCGGCCGATAATTGCGCGGCCAATATTGTTTCCGCTCGATCCAAATATTTCCGAATGGTGAACGGGTTGACGGTTTCGCCTGATTCATAGACAATGCGCATCGCTTTAACTATTTTGCCCAATGATTTATTTGTAAACCATTTTGATTGAATCTTTGGCAAATGATGATGCAATTCAGAATAAAACGCTAATTGACTGATGATATATTCTTCGTTCGTCATTGTTGTTTGTAGTATTGTGCGATTGCCAATGCGTGTGTGTAATTTTCGGATTCAAATTTCAATTCCTGATTGACATACACGCGCCATTTGTCGATGTTGTTAACATTGCCCATGACAATTCGGACATGGTTTGTTTGTTCACGGATCGCATATTCAACTGTAATCGATTCGGCTTTTTCCCCCAATGTTGTTTCCCGAAATGCTTTTTTCATTGTTTTGACCCAATTTGCAGCTGGTGAACCAATTTCCGCAATGAATGTTTGCACCGGATAAGAATTGAATTGACGGTCGGTGTGTTCGATTTCAATTGTGATAATGAATGTTTTCATTGTTTTTGTTTGATTTCGTGTTTCACGACATCCCAATAAACAAACACGCCATGCGGTGTTTTGATTTGGAAATTTAATTCATTGTCGCGCATTTCTGCGATTAACTCATTGACATGAATCAACGCGCATTCAATCGCATCGCTTTTGTTTAATGAAAAAATCACATCACATTCACCCGTCACCAATTCAACTGATTCTGAATTGACAAAAAGGAATTTATTGATTAACTGGTTGGCTTTTTGTTGCGGTGTCATCATTGTTGTTTTTTTATTGCTCATTGAATTGTTTGATAAATAGCGAACATTCGTACCATGTCCCGGTGAATAAATGGTTGCCGTTGAATACCACCACGGCGGTGTTTTGGTTAATTTCTTCGATCCACATCATTAGTCAAATTTTAAGGGTTTGTAAAAAGATTCTTGTTTTTTATCATTGTTTTGTTGTTTCCATGTTCTTACGGCGGCTTTCCAATCCTTCATGGGATTTTTGCCAACCTTCCATCCATTTGATTCGTAGTAATCAACAAACCGTTGCGACATGTCGTTCATGTTTAATTCGGCCATGTATTGACGCACATCATCAACCGGCGGTTTGCTGAACCTTTTTGGCTTTTTTGCTTTTTGTTCCAATACTATATTTATATCATTATCATTATCATTATCATTATCGGCATTTTTTGCATCGTTTGGCATGCGTTCGCATGCGTTCGCATCCCATCGCATGCGTGCGCTTAATGAATTGCGTTCACGGATTTTTTCGTATCGCACCAAATCGCGTTTCAATTGTTGTTTGATTGGCTCGAATGCAATTTTGGTGATGACATTATCGGTGTCGGGATTCAGGTCGTTCACATAATACAAAACATGTTTGAATAGGTGTCCGGCTTGCTCATCCGTTAATTGTTCGATTGTGTGTATAATATCGCAATACAACACAAATGATTTTTTATCCTTTGCCATCTAATTGTTTTAAATTCAATGCAACATATTGTTTGCCATCATGCCATTTTGCGATTGTCAATCCGGTCATCATTTCCCGTATTTGGCGCATGGTTCGTTTGATTGGCTTGCCCGGTTCAAACATAAAAACAATGAACAAATCAGCATTCAAACCAAAAAGGAATTCAAATGCACTGTAATTTATAACATCGTCAATTTTCATCTTATTTGTTCCTTTAATATGGAAATACATCATGCGTTGTTTTTTGGCGTTGAAATATACAAAATCAGGCAATGACCGGATCAACCGATGAATGTTCCAAAACCCATTGATGTTCATTTCTTTTTCGTTAAACCCAACCCTTTGAACTGGCATTCCAACCGATTCCATGTAATCAACAAACCACATTTCCGACATGTTTGCGACTGTTTGGCGTTCTTTGTATGTGTTACTCGCTTTCTCCATCGCTTTCCAATTTTAAAATTTCCAACGCTTTTTTGTACAGCTGGCGCGCATGTCGGTCGGTTTTTTTCCATGATTCAAATGTGTTCACGGCGTGAATGATTGACGAATGGTCGCGACCTAATTTGTTGCCGATTTGCTCGAATGTAAAATGATAATGACGGCGCAAAATGAATGAATACATGTGCCGAATCATTATGACATCACCTTCGCGCAATCGACCCATTATTTTTCCCGGTGTCATTGATCCAACTTCGCAAAGACATTGCAACACCTGATTCATCAAATCTAACCGGCTAACGGCGTTTTCATGTTGAATGTCCAATGTTGTTTTGAATTTTACTTTGGGATAAATAATTTCATTTTTTAATGTAGCGATTTCGCGTTCGTACTGGTCACGCATTCGAATTATGTCTAATGACAATCGAGCGTTTTTGCTGCGTTCTTTGACAAATTCACGAAAATAATCTTTTGATTGCGTTGTGGCTTGTTTCATTGCTTAAAATTGTGTTTTTACCGTCTTTGTGTACTTTAATCAATTGTTTGGTTTCCGTTTCCCGTAATTGGCGCAAAAATGCGCTGAATTCCGATGTGGTCATTGTGACTTTGTTTTCAAACAATTCATTAATTTGATCCGTGATTCTTTTCATCTTCTTTTCCTAATTTATACCCGATTATATATGCAATCAAAATGTGTAATTGTACTAAAATAATACCCCATATTTTCATGATTCATCCGACCATTTTATTTTTTCCTGAACTTTTCTGACCGCGTAGTCATACCCGGCATTATATGCCATTTGTTGTTCCAATTTTTCTTTGATCCGGAAATAATTTTTTTCACGGTCTGATAATTTGAAGCCACCAAATTTTTCAACAAATGCAAACAATTCTTCAATTGGCGTTTTCATCATGAAAATTTATATTCTTAAAAATATAGTTTTTCAAAAAATAGGCCACCTGGTCATCAATCCAACCCATTTTTTGCGCTCGTTTAATCCATTGCAATTTTTTCTTCAATTGCATTTCGGATTGAAAAATGATGATTGCATCAAAATTGGTATGGGCCACCCATTGAGAATAAACCGAATCATCAATTTCGATTTGGCCACATTTGCGGATCAATCCATCGGATTCCAATGATGACAATGATGATGTAACCGATTGATGTGAACCCAATCGGTCGCGCAATGTCTTTGTGGAAATTGATTGACATTGTTTTATTTCATTGTAAACCTTTGCACGAATCGTATCAATTTTGCCCGTTTCCAATTGTTTCAGGAATGTTTGAATTTTTGCGCTCATTGCTCACCTCCTCCGTAGGTTTTGTTCCAGTATTGTTGAAAAGATGACCATCGACTTGTTATGTGCGCATCAAGAGAATCGCACCAAGTGATTAAGTGTTGCTGCTTTTCTATTTGTTTATACTTTTCCAATAAAGCCAAATTCTCATCAAAAGTTAGAGTTTTGCCCGATTGTTGAATCTCAAGCATTTCTTGGAACATTTGTTCCACTGCCGTTTGTTGTTTATTGTTTTCCATTAGTGCCATCCATTCTTAAATGCTTGGTTGTAATCATCAAACATTGCTATCAATAACT